GGAGGTGAGTTCAGTAATCTTTATTCCTGTGCTTTTGATGGGATTGATTCCTACATTGATTGTGGGGATGTAAGTGGATTGGATGGAGCCACTACTGCAAGTTGGTCTGTGTGGGTTTATATTGATGATGCAAATGACAATTATGTAATGTCACAATGGTCAGCATCAACTGCTGATGACCGACAGTTTATGTTATTTTGCAAACCATCTACAAATAGATGGGATGTATATTGTGGCTCCAACATTTCATATAGAAGAACAGATATAGTTACCACTACAGGAGCATGGCATCATGTTGCTGTTACATATAATGCTAGTAATACTGCGAAAGAAAGAGTTATATTATATTTAGATGGGACTCAATATATTCAAACAACATATAATGGTCCAACAAGTCTTAAAGCATCTCCTGCTTCAAGTTTTAATATAGGTAGAAGAACTGATTTTACTTTTTTTGAATTTGAGGGTGAAATTGATGAGGTATCAATTTGGACAACTGAGTTAAGTCAAACTGAAGTTGATGCTATTTATAATTTAGGAACTCCAACTGATTTAAGTACAAGTGGTATTAGTGGATTAATACATTGGTGGCGTAATGGGGATCCAACAGGGACCGGAGCCTTTCCTACTATTGTTGACCAAGTAGGTAGTAATAATGGCACTATGATAAATATGTTAGATACCGATATTGTAACTTCAGTACCATAGATATGTTAAAATATTTCAACAAACTTACTTATGCTAATGTCCATATAGAGGACGTTCAGTTTGTAGACTTTTCACAGGTAGGACAAACTTCTGCCGATACTATTAGAAAATCATTAGATGGATTACAATTTATATTAAAATGGGATGAGACTCCTACTTTTATTGAAGACGAAACTATTAAGCCTATCTCAATAATGACTCATGCAGAATGTTATGAGTTAATAAACACTCCTGAATGGACTCCGGAAAATATGTTATAAATCTTTTTTTGTATATTTGTGACAAGAAATTAATAGACAATTTTTTATGTCATGAATCTATCAGAAAAAACTAAAATAACTTTTACTCCTGCTAATTTACTTTCACTTGTAACAACAGTAGTAGCAGTAACAGGCGTATGGTTCCATCTTAATGGTCAAATCGAAGAAGCAAAGGAACTTCCTAAAAATGAAAATGATACAGTTGTAAGAGAAGCGGTTCTAAAAATGAACGCTGATATGCAATATATAAAAGGCGAGATAACAGAAATTAAGTCTCGTCTTGATAAAATGGAAGAAAGGCTTTACGAACTTAAATAAAATATGACTCTAGTAGATCAAATTACTTTAAACAAAATACAAGAAGTATTTGCAGCAAAGAAATACGCATTCTTTACCAAAGGAAATTACAACTTAAATATTATAGGAGTACGAAGTCCTAATCAAGTGGCTAATAGTTTTGATGACTATATGCTTGTTATATATAAGAAACATGACAAGTGGGTGATTGATGAGTTTACCATTACTACGGATGCCGGACTGTATTGGTTAAAACATCCCATGAATAAAAAAGGAACTGCATTACTTGTTCCTAATCAGTATAGAAGCACATATAAACTTGATGGTCATGGAAGCACAAGGTATGAAGCGTTGTGTCAGAGACTCGCTAACGTAGAAGTATATCGTGATGATAATAAAGATCAAATACTTAACTATGATGATGCTACAAAAGAATGGGGTATGTTTGGAATAAACATTCATCGTTCACATCCTTACCATGAGAAAGACACAGTAGATAAATACAGTGCAGGCTGTCAAGTCTTTCAATCTATATATCAGTACAATGACTTCATTGCATTATGCAACACTTCAGCAAGATTGTACGGAAATAGCTTTACATATACCCTTCTTTTAGAAAGTGATTTATTATAATTTAATTTCGTTATCTTTGTAAAAAGATAATACAATGAAATTAAATAAGGAAGAACTTGAACGACTTCAACAATTAAACAACTCGTTTAATAAATTAAAAATAGCTTTAGGCGATCTTGAGATCAAAAGGCATTCAATGTTAAGTGAACTTGATGGGCTCAAAGCTATGTTTAGTTCAGAAGAGAAAAAATTTATTGATAAATATGGATCCGACTCTGTTATTAATTTACAAACAGGTACGGTGACTAAAAAAGAAACCAATGTCAAAGATTGAATCATACGCAAATGCAGGAACCCCAACCTTAAATGATAAACTAATTGGAACGGAAGTTGGAGCGACACCTGTTAATGCAACCAAAAACTTTACCACAACTCAGCTACTAACATTATTTAATGCCAACTCTGTACCTGCAAGTGTAGGAGCAACAGGAACAGCAGGCATGATAGCTGCAGATACTAACCACTTATACATCTGTGTAGCTACTAATACATGGAGAAGAGTAGCTATATCTACATTTTAAAAGATGGATATACGGAAGATTTCAATCGGTCCTGACTATAAGTCGGGAGCCATGCACTATCTTGTAGGGCAGGAAGTGCTTAACGGATCTTACCGTATTCATTTAATACAACTAGATAGGGTTAAACACTCGTTTAAAATTTGGATAATAAAGGACAAAGAAGTAGTTTTATGGAAAGAGTTTACTTCTGATGTTCCCGTATCAATAGAGTATAACATAAACTTTTAATTATGAAAACACGAATAGTATCAAATTATGTAACAACTATTATTGGGTTGTTAATCATGGCATTTTGCCTAGTAATGATTTACACAGAGAAAGCAGACAGCACTGAGATGAGTGGATGGCTAGCAGTATCTTTGTTGTTCTTACGATCTAAAGATTCTTTAATTGCTCTACCTAAAGATGGAGAAAAATAAAGATGACATACTTACTATACGCAATATAATAATAGCGATATTAATTATCTTGTTGTGCATGAGCGGATGCTCTGCAATAAGAAGTTACAATAAACTCAAAGACTACGAAAAAGAAATACAGAAATTTAAACTACACGAACAGGAGTTTGAACTTATACAAGATAATAACGGTAAGTTAATTGCTCAACAAGAGCAAGTGATATTAACACAAAAACAGGCTATCAACAATGGATTGATAGCCTATGTTGATTTAAAGAATGTACAGAGTCAAGTAAGGGTTAGGACTGTAACCAAGCTAGATAGTATATTCGTTCCTTTTGTTAAAGACAGTCTTGTTACACAACATGACACAATTTATATAGATACTAATCAGCACATTGCAGATTTAACTACTCCTAAACAATTTAAAATATCAAGAGAGTTTTTTAATATAGGTGGGCACATCAAGCCTTTTGGAGTGGTATTAGATAGTTTAAACATATTCAATCAAACCAATGTTAGTGTTGGTATGAAGTCGCAAGGATTTTTTAAAAAACCATTACCTGTTGTAAGTGTAGAGCACTCTAATCCATACATCAAAACAACAGGATTAAGCAATGTAATAATAAAAGATGAAAAGAAGTTCTATGATCGAAAGTTATTTTGGTTTGGTTTAGGACTTGTTAGCGGTGTTACAACTACTATTTTTATAAATAAATAAAATCAAATGCAATCACCTGATAGATTTATAGTTCGTCCTATAAAAGGAAAGAGGTATAATAATACCAAAGAGATTGGAGGGCTAGAGTTTATTACTAGCACCTCTGAAGAAGACTTTAAGTTTTCTAATAGAGAGGCTGAAGTAATATCTGTTCCTTTAAATTATAAAGGAGAGATAGAGAAAGGAGATGTCCTGCTTGTTCATCACAATGTCTTTAAATTTTATAACGACATGAAAGGCAGGAGACAAAGTGGTAGAAGTTTTTTTAAGGATGATTTATTCTTTATTGAAGATGAACAGTTTTATATGTATAAAAAGCATGGTAAGTGGAAAGCTCATGGAAGGAATTGTTTTATAAAACCATCTGCAGTAAAGAAAAGTTTTATAGATAAGCCGGGTGAGTATGAGCCTTTAATAGGAACAGTGAAATATATTAATGAAGAGTTAATAAAGTTAGGCGTAAAAGAAGGAGATGAGATTTCATTTCAACCTGAAAGCGAATATGAGTTTAGAGTAGATGATGAGATTTTATATAGGATGTTTACAAATAACATTACATTTATAGTATAGAATGGATACGTTTGAGATATTAACACAGTATGGAGTGTTAGGTATATGGGTTCTATATGCTATTACTCGTGAGCGTTGGTTACTCAGAAAGATTGAGGAAATATCTGAAAGGTCTACAAGAGAACGTGAGACATGGCATGAAGAAAG